GAACTACTCCCCGATGGCGAGCGGGCCGTTCCCGTCGATGCAGCGCCAGAACTCCGGTCCGTTCCCGGCCTACTGACATGCCCGACTTCACAGGTGGTTACACCAGCGCGCTCGATTCCGCGATGCGGCGGAAGTTTGAGCAGTCGCAGATCGACCTGACGCAGGAGAGAATCGAGGAGGACCGGGCGTACCTGGCCGACCTCGAGGACGCGCGGCAGCAGAAAGTGAAGGATGCGGTTGCGACGCTGACCGCCTACGGGGCGATTCCGCAACCTCCGCAACCAGGGCAACAGCAGGGCATTCAACCCCCGATGCCGGGGGACGCCTCGCAGCCGCAGGTGCCACCTCCTCCTGCTGGAGCTCCACCGATGGGGGCGCTCGGCGGGATGTCGCCGGTCCCCGGCATGCAACCGCCCATGGCACCCGCGGGAATGCCACCGCCGATGCCGCAGATGCAAGCGCCGCCATCCCCCGGAACGCCAGCGCCGGCGCCCGGAATGGCCCCGCCAGCCGCACCAATGGGCGGCGGTGGGGGTGCGCCCGCCCCCGCGGCGCCGGGAGCGCCACCGATGCCCCGGGGTGCGCCACCTGCCCAACCAGGCATGTATCCACGCCCCGGTGGCCCGTTCAGCGGGGGGCCGGGTGGTAGCGGAGTCCCTCCCGGCGGTGGCGCAGCCGCTGGTGCCGCTCCGCCCGGAACCCCACCCTCTCCGCCGCCGATCACCAATTCGATCACGTCCATGATCGCGGCGATGGACAAGAAAAAGATCGATCCGGTCACGCAAGTCCGCACGCTTGAGAAGATGATCCCGATGCTCAAGGCGCAGGAGCAGGAAGCCTTGAACCACCTGAAGGAAGAGGCTGCGGTCTACACGGCCAAGGCGAGGGCGGAGGTCGCGGAGCGGCAGCGCATCATCGCGGAGCGCGGCAAGGGTGGCGGCGAGGAAGAGCGGCTCATCGCCATGCTCGACAACAAGGATCTCTCGCCGGAAGCGCGCAAGCATGTGCTCGAGCGGCTCAAGGTGCTCGAGACGCTGCCGAAGTCGAAGCAACCCGCTGCAGCTGGCGGCGGTGGCGAGGGAGAGAAATTGACCCCGGGCGGCATGAAGGTGGCGGAGGAACTGATCCGCGCCGGTCGCCCGCTGCCTGGTGGGTGGAGCAAGGCCGGGATGTCCCGCGGCAACGCGATGCTCAACCAGATGGCGCTCGATGAGGAAGGCGGCGCCGGATCGGGCGAGGTCGCGGGTGGCCTGGCCGACTACAAGGCGAACACCGCGGCCTACACCCAGATCACCAAGGACATCTCGACCTTCAAGCCGTACTCGGACATGTTGCACCAGAACGTCGGCATCCTGGGCGAGCTCGCGGACAAGGTGCCGAAGACCAATGTCGCCTACGCCAACAAGTCGATCAACTGGCTGAAGCAGAACGCCGGGGACAATCCTGATGTGGCCGAGTTCCTGGCGCAGATGCGTTTCGTCCAGACCGAAGCCGCGCGCGTGATCAACAATCCGCGGCTGGTGGGGCAGTTGACCGACGAATCGCGCAAGGAGATTTCCGAGATCGTCAACGGCGAGATGCCGATCAACGCGACCAAGCGGGTGCTCGCGCGTCTGATCAACGACGGCGATCGGCGCATCAAGGCGATGGAAACGCAGCAGGCGGATCTCAAGAAGAAACTGAAGGTTGGCGCCGGCGGCAGGAAGTCGGACGACAGCGTCCGGGCCAAGGTCGAGGCGACGGGAAAGAAGTACGAACCCGACAAGTATGACTACCAAGTTCTGGATGACGGCACGGTGCAGAGGAAGCCGAAATGAGCGAATGGGAAACGATCGGCAAGCCGAAGGCCGACGATTCCGGATGGGAGACGATCAGCGCGCCGAAGGCGGCAGCGAAGCCGCCCAAGGCGGAACCGAAACCGCGGGCGACCCCTGAAGCAACGCCGCCGGAAGACCCCCTCGGGCAGGGACTCGGGATCCCCATCCTCGAGACGGCGGCATCGATGGGCAGCGGCATGGTGGCGAAGCCGATCGGGGACATCGCCGGTCTTGCGGCCACCGGCTGGGATGCGCTGACTGGGCAAGGAGAACGCGCCCCGATCAAGGGGAGCACGCGCCCCATCGGCCCGGAGCAGTTCCGCGAGGACGTCATCAAAGGCCTCACCTACGAACCGCGCAGCGCTGGCGGCAAGATGCTGACCGAGAATAACCCGCTCGCCTGGTTGTCGAAACTGTGGGGCAAGGGCGCGGAAATGGCGGGCGACGTCGTCACGGGCGATCCGACCAAGGCGGGTCCGCTGCGCACCGCCGCCGGTCAACTGGTGCGCTCCGGACTGGAAGAAGCGCCCGGGGTACTCGGCGCCAAGGTGATGAAGGGCGCGCCAGAGGTGGTCGCGCGGAAGCAGGGCGCGCTCGATATCACCAAGGGCGAGCAGGCGATGAAGGACGACGTGCGCCAACGCGCCCAGCGGTCGGGCTACATCACACCCCCCGAGAGTGGGGTGAAGGCCGCGGCGGCAGGCCTCGCCGGGAAAGCCAAGGTCGAGAAAATCCTCTCGGGGAAGAACGCCGAGAACGCGACGCGCAAGCTGGGGCAGGAGGTCGGTGTTCCCGAAGGCCGCGCGCTCGATGAGGCGACCTTCGAATCGCTCAAGGAGGACGCGGGCAAGTCCTACGACGCGATGACCAAGGCGGTCGGCCCCGAGATCCAGGTCACCCCGAAGTTCACCAATGCGATCAAGTCGACGCTGAATGACGTCACCGCGATGATCGAGCGCAACCCCGAGACGAACAAGGGGATGGTCCCGGCGCAGCGCATCCTGCGCGAGTGGGCGCGCAAGGCCGAACCGCAGGCGACGCCCCCGGTGAAGGAGCGCATGCCGATCGAGCGCACCCTCGACAAGGCGATCGGGGAGCAACCCGGTCCGTCGATCGCGCGCACGATCGAACAGGCGTCAGCCGACCTGCCCCACCACTACGGTTCGCTCGCCCCACCGCCGTCGATGCCGACCCGCTTGCCCTCCGCGCGACTGTCGACCCAGGGCACGCTCAAGGACATCCAGAAGTTGCGCAAGCAGGCGAAGGACGATTACCGCCTCGGTCGCGGCGACGAGGGCGATGCCCGGATGGCGGTCGCCAACGCGCTCGAGGGCATGTTCGAAGATGCGCTGGCAGCGAAAGGCAACACCACGGCGCTCGGTGACTTCCGCGCCGCGCGCACCCGCTTCGCCAAGATCTACATGCTCGAGGACATCGTCAACGACGCGACCGGCGAGGTGAACCTGCGGAAGCTTGCCTCGCTGTCGGATCGCCCGAAGTACAAGGGCATCCTCACCGGGGAGTTCAAGACCGCGGCGGACTTCGCCAAGACGTTCACCAAGGCGGCGCAGAAACCGACGGGCGAGGCGGCGCCGCGGCTCACGGTGTTCGACGGACTCTTTACCGCGGGCGCGATCGGCTCGGGCCACATCGGGGCAATGGGCGCAGCTGCGGGCGAGCTCGCGGGACGCTTGGGCATTCCCGCCGCGGCGGAGCGGGGCATGCTCCAGAACCAACGTCCGCCCTACCGCGCGATGGATCTCCGTACGCCGCTGGGCGCGACCGGCGTCGGGGTGACTGCCGAACAGCAGTGAAGATTCTCTGTCTCGACGTCTCGAGCAACGCGCTCGATTGGCTCATGCGCTGCCAGTTGGCGGGCCATGAGGTGATGTGGTTCGACCAGAAGCGCAAGGACGGATCCGTCCGTCTCGCCGGCACCGGCATCGTCCCGAAACTGCATGACTACGACGCGCTCCGCAAGAAGTGGCTCGGCTGGGCGGATCTCATCTTCTTTGCCGACAACGCCCACTATACCGACCTGGTGGAGCCGTACCGCAAGATGGGCTACCCGGTGTTCGGTCCCTCGCCGGACGCGGCGGATCTCGAATTGAATCGCAAGCTGGGTCAGGACGCGATGAAGAAGGCGGGGTTGAACACGATCCCCGGGGTCACGTTCGATGACTACGATCGCGCCGCGGCATTCGTGGAGAAGCATCCGACCTACCTGGTATCGAAGCCGTCGGGCGACGCGGACAAGGCATTGTCCTATGTCGCTGACGACGCCGCATCGCTGGTTCACATGATGCAGGACCGGTGGAAGAAGAACGACAAGTACCGCAGCGACGCCAAGCAACACGGGTTTATCCTGCAGGAGAAGAAGGAAGGCGTCGAGATGGCGGTCGGCGGCTGGTTCGGTCCGCACGGGTGGTCGCGCTGGTGGTACGAGAACTTCGAGTACAAGAAATTGATGGCGAATGATCTCGGCCCGAACACGGGCGAGATGGGGACGCTGTCGATGTACGTTCGCAAGTCGAAGCTGGCGGACATTGGCTTGAAGCCGATGACCAATACGTTCAAGAAGATGGACTACGTCGGGTTCTGCGACATCAGCGGCATGATCGACGCCAAGGGCGAGTTCTGGCCGTTCGAATTCACCATGCGGCCTGGGTGGCCCACGTTCCACAACCAGATCGCGACGCACAAGGGCGACCCGGCGCAATGGATGTGCGACCTCATCATGGGCGAGGACACGCTCGAGGTGGACGAGAACGCGCATTGCGTGTCCGTCGTGATCGCGATCCCGGACTTCCCTTACTCGCACCTGACCAACAAGGAGGTGCGCTCGATCCCGATCTACGGTGACTGGGATCTCGAGCACATGCACCTCTCGGAAGTGATGCTGCAGGACGACGTCCCGGTGATGGTGGGCGACAAGGTGGTGCGGATGCCGCACTACGTTTCCGCGGGCGACTATGTTGCCGTGGTCACCGGCACCGGGGATACGATCGCCGGGGCCAGGCGCAGCGCGTATGCCGCGGTGAAGAAGGTGAAGATGCCGAACGATCCGTTCTACCGTCCGGACATCGGCGTGGGGCGTGTCGCTCGAGGATTGCCGCAGGTGCAGAAACTCGGCTTCGCAACTAACTTCAAGAT